CCATCTGGTGTTTCTGGTATTCAGGGCATTCAAGGTATACAAGGACCACAAGGCGCTTCAGGAATCTCTGGGATTCAGGGAATTCAGGGGGTTCAAGGACATCAAGGACCATCAGGAATTTCTGGACTGTCAGGTATTCAGGGAATTCAAGGCGCACAAGGACCATCTGGTGTTTCTGGTATTCAGGGCATTCAAGGTATACAAGGACCACAAGGCGCTTCAGGAATCTCTGGGATTCAGGGGAGACAAGGACATCAAGGACCATCAGGAATTTCTGGACTGTCAGGTATTCAGGGAATTCAAGGTGCACAAGGACCATCTGGAGTCTCTGGAATTCAAGGTATTCAAGGGATTCAAGGACCACAGGGCACATCAGGTGTTCTTGGAGTTCAGGGCAGACAAGGAGTTCAAGGCAATCAAGGTGTAGCTGGCGTAGCTGGCGCTCAAGGTGGAGCTGGATCCTCATCTTTTATCAATGCAACAAACACAACTGACGGAACAACATATTATCCTGTATTCGTTGCAAGTGCAGGATCAGATGTATTAGCAAGAGTTAGAACAACAGCAACAGCACTCAGTTATGTTCCAAGCACTGGAATACTTGCGACTGCTGGAATTGCTACAGATCGCATCTCGGTATCTAGTTACACTCAATATGGAACTACAATCACAGGACCAACTGCGAATTTTGGTAATGCTAGAAACTATATTAGACTGCATACAGTAGCATCTGGTTTGAGAATTTCCAGCTTTAGAATAAGATTGAGTGGAGCTTGGAACTGGTCACAAGTATTCGGTTATGTTGAAGCTGATGTTTCATATTACTTTGATGGGACATCATTAGTAAATCCATCCGTGCAAGTTCTATCAGCAACAAATTGGGCAGGAATCAATCTAGCAATCGGTGACCTAGTAATCGAAAATGGTTACGTTTCACTACCAATATATGAAAGCAATACGAATGATATTTTTGTAAAAATTGAAGGTAGCCCAAGCTTCGACCCAAATCTAATCACCACGAGTGGATGGACAAGTGTAGCTTTCAGTAGCAATTATGTAAATATACAAAATAATTTATATGTTGGTGCAGGAACTCCAGGATTAGTTGGAAAAATCAATTCCGTAACTTCTGGTGCAAATTATATAACATCAACTTATGTTGACGGTGGCATAACTACATTTATGGGAGGTGATAGTAGCACTTATGGTATGGTGGGAACTTACAGTAATCATGCTTTTGTAATTAGAAGCAATAATACTGAAAGACTTCGGTTTGCAGCTTCAGGACTAATCAGTACTGATATGCAAGTGAATTTGAATGGTGTATCAAAACTCAAAAATGCTGGAAGCACAGATGGTTATCGTTTTATAAACCCAGAAGGTGGGAGTAGAATTCAATCATCTGGAGCTGAAGTTGGCGCCATAAAAATCAAATTGCCAGTGAACAGAAATGATTCTAACAGTATGATTGTGTTCAAAGTTACGATCTATGAATACTCTACTGGGAGAACATTCGAATTCATTATCAGTGGATATAATTATACTGATGCCACTGGTTGGTATAACGAAGCTGCAATACAACTAATGGATTCTGGTCGTGGTCCACTAAATGTTAGATTCGGTCAAGATGGAACCAGTAATTGTGTTTGGATTGGAGAAACTGATACAACATGGCAATATCCACAAGTATACGTGACAGAAATATTAGTTGGATATTCTGGTCATAGTAGCGAATGGGGACAGGGTTGGGCAGTAAGTATCGTTGGATCATTTGATACAGTACAAAGAACTAGAACAGCTTCTCTGGCATGGGGATCTAATAGCGATGGTTCTGGTTCTGGATTGGATGCAGATTTATTAGATGGACTAAATTCAAATACTGGTGTTGTTGGGTCAACAATTGTAGCAAGAGATAGTTCTGCTCGTACATATTCTCGTCTTGGTGCTGTTGATGTCAGTACAAATTGGAACGCTTCATTTGAAGCTACACCAGTATCAGCTTATAGTTGGCATGGTGATATTTCTGCTGGAGGTCCTGTTGGAACATGGTGGTTCTATGAGTCAATGCGTCATGGTAATGCTAGCAATTATTGGGGAACGCAAATCGCTTGGGGATGGGAAGATAATGCAAATGAATTGAGACAGAGAAATGTTACTTCGGGAAGTTATAGTGGTTGGGTGCGTTATTGGAATAGTGGAAATGATGGTTCTGGTTCTGGTCTTGATGCAGATTTATTGGATGGTTTGACCACACAAGCTTCTGGTTCTGCTATTGGCGCTAATCAAATAGCTCGCTCCGAAGGCAACGGATATGTGTTCTTCAATTACATCAATAGTAATACTGGTGTCAATGAAAATCCAACAATTTCTCAATTTATTGTCACTAATTCCAGCGATAATTATTATCGAAAGGCTTCACTAGCGCATGTAAAAAGTCAATTGGGGATAAGCACAGCTGATAATTTACAAGTCAATTCTCTTGGTGTTGGAACTGCTGCTTCAGGTACAGCTGGCGAAATTCGAGCAACAAACAATATTACTGCGTATTATTCATCAGATATAAGATTGAAAGAAAATATCAATCCAATTGAAAGTGCACTGAAATTGATCAAAGAAATAAGTGGTGTTAGATTTGATTGGACTGATGAATATATAGAACAAAATGGCGGTGAAGATGGTTATTTTATTCGTAAGAGAGATGTTGGCGTAATCGCACAAGAAGTGCAAAAGATACTTCCTGAAGTTGTTGGAGAAAGAGAAAATGGTATTCTAGCTGTTAGATATGAAAAGATGATTCCTCTTCTAATTGAATCTATCAAAGAACAGCAAAAACAGATTGAAGAACTAAAAATATTGGTAAATTATAAAATATCTAAGGACTAATTTATGGAAATTACATACACAAAACCAGAAATATTGAATGGTGAAAGATCAGTTTCAGTTACGTTCACGAATGAAGATGGATTGGTTTATATTCGTTCGATAAACGTTCCATATGATGAAAATAATGTGTTGATCGAAACAGAGTATGACAGAATATTAGAAGATCACCTTAGAGCTGTGAAATATAAATTTCAGATTGGTTTGATATCATTCACAACTCCAACTGTAACCCCAACACCTCCACCAACAGAATAAATATATAATTGAAGAGGCAAAATGTCTCAGTGAACGATAACACATGTATACATTGGAGTGAATTATGGAAAATAATAATACAAAAAAATCAATAGATCTTGAATTGACAATAGATGAAGCAAACATTGTAATTGTTGCATTACGAGAATTACCACATAGAGTCGTTGCAGATTTGATCAATAAAATTATGAATCAAGTGAAGGCAACAGAACCGAGTGCATTTTCGGCACCAGTTTTTGTGCAACAATAATTGTTTGATTTGCAAAGATTTCATTTTCATGGGTTTATAAATAAATGTAAACCTGAGAGATCGCCATGGCAAGTCCAACAAATAGATCAGAACTTAAAGATTATTGTCTGAGAGCACTTGGATTTCCAGTAATTGAAATCAACGTTGATGATGATCAGCTGGAAGATCGAATCGACGACGCAATCACAAAGTTTCAGTCATATCACACTGATGGAACTGAGCTTGTTTATTTCAAGCATCAGGTGACAGCAAACGATGTTGCCAACACATACATCATGTGTCCAGACTCAATCATTGGTGTGAACAGAATATTTCCACTGCAAAGCGATTCAATTTATAGTGGTAGTGATTTCAACATCTTCGATCTCAACTATCAATTGAGATTGAATGAGCTGTATGATTTCACCTCTGCTGACTATTTGTACTACACAATGGTGCGATCACAACTAAGAACTCTGGAAATGGTTCTTGTTGGTGAAACGCCCATTCGATTCAATCGCAGAAACAATAAGATATTCATTGACTTCAATTGGTCGAAGCAAGCAGCTGTTGGTAAGTATCTTGTATTTGAGTGCTATCAGAAACTTGATGTGAACAATTCACCAGAATTCTGGAGTGAAACATGGTTTACTAAGTATACGACTGCACTATTCAAACGACAGTGGGGAACTAATTTGAAAAAATTCACTGGCGTTCAATTGCCTGGTGGAATTATGTTGAATGGTCAGCAAATATACGATGAAGCTGTTGAAGAAATAAAAGAATTGGAAGATGATCTGCGATCAGTCCACGAAGAACCACCTGGATTCTTGGTGGGATAATCTGACACATGACAACATCAAACTATTTCAACAATTTCAACTCAAGACCTGAGCAACTTCTATATGAAGATTTGATTGGAGAAGTTGTAAAGATCTACGGAATTGATGCATACTATATTCCAAGGGGATCAGCATCAACCATTGATCTGCTGTTTGGTGACGATCCTGTCAAGAAGTTTGATGCTGCATATCCAATGGAAGTTTACATCAACAATGTTGATGGATTCGATGGTGGTGAGTTATTCAGCAAGTTTGGACTTGAAGTCAGAAAAGAAGTCAGCTTTATACTACCTCATAGAGCATACAAGAAGGTCATTCCTATTGCAGATTATCCAAGACCAAGAGAAGGCGATCTTCTCTGGTTGAAAAACTTCCAATCATTGTTTGAAATCAAGTTCGTTGAGGAAGAGCAATTCTTCTTCACATTTGGAAAGAACAATTTCTATGGGTTCAAACTAAGTTGTGAATTCTTCCGTTACAATGATGAAGCAATGGAAACTGGCTGGACTGAAGTTGATAATATGGAAACATTAAACGCTTCTTCATACCGATTCGATATGCAAGCTGGCGGGACTTCAACTTATAGAACAAATGAATATGTTTATCAAGGTACATCTTTTGCAACTGCAAATGCAACAGCTCAAGTTACAACTTGGGATAAACCAACATTGAAACTAGATTTGAGAAATATTTCTGGTGAATTTGTTGCTAACACAATAATTCGCGGTGTTGAGTCTAATGCAGCATATACAATGGTAGTTGTTGATGAAATTGATAACATTTCAGATTTAATTGATAATAATAGACAGATACAAACGGAAGCGACTTCTGGGTTTATCGATTTCTCAGAAACTAATCCATTTGGTGAATTATAATGTTTAGTACAAATCACTTTTATCATAGAATCATACGAAAAAACGTAATCACATTCGGCAATCTATTCAATAACATTACGTTAGTCAAGTATAATTTAGAAAATACTCAAGAGGAACATAGACTAACTGTTCCACTATCATACGCTGGAAAAGAAAACTTCGTAGCAAGATTGTTCGCTGAGCCAGAACTAGCCAAAGCGACTCAGATACAGTTGCCAAGATTGTCATTTGAAATGACATCAATTTCATATGATCCAATGAGAAAACTTTCGAAGTTCAACACAACAACAAAATCAACTTCAAATCCAAATTTGGTTTCTAAATTATATGGACCAGTTCCATATAATCTTGGATTTGAACTAAATGCATATGTCCGTAACGTTGAAGATGGAACACAAATTGTTGAACAAATTCTCCCATTTTTTTCACCAGATTATGTTATGACGTTAAATTACATAGATGGATATGATTTGTCATTAGATGTTCCCATAACATTGGATTCTGTTGATTATCTGCCACAATATGAAGGACCAGAATTAACACCAAGAATGTTGATGTGGACTCTTACGTTCACAATGAAAACATTTTTCTTTGGGACTGAAAACAGTTCTGCTAAAGTTATTCGTAAATCAATTGCAAATACTTACACATACACCTCAGATACATCGAATACAAAAGTTTCCAGTATCGTTGTCACTCCAGATCCATCAACTGCAAATATTGATAGTGATTATGGATTCACTGAAACTATAACAGAGTTTCCATTCCAACAAACAATAAATACAGTTACATCAGATTCCTCATCTATTACCACTGATTCAAACACCGTCACCGCAGATGGTGGAAGCTAAACAGAGAGAAAACAATGGCAAAGCAAACGATCAACGTTGGTACAACAGTAAATGATGGAACTGGCGATCCGTTGAGGACCGCATTCACCAAAGTAAATTCTAACTTTGACGAATTGTATGCTTCTGGTGTTCAAGGCGCTCAAGGTGCTGCTGGTTCTGCAGGATCTCCTGGCGCTCAAGGTGCTGCTGGTTCTGCAGGATCTCCTGGCGCTCAAGGTGCTCCAGGGATCACGGGCGCTCCTGGATCTGGCGCTCAAGGTGCTGCTGGTGATGCAGGAGCTCCTGGTGCTCAGGGTGCTCCAGGGATTACGGGCGCTCCTGGATCTGGCGCTCAAGGTGCTGCTGGTGCACAAGGTACTGCAGGATCTTCAGGTTCTCCAGGAGCTGGTGGGAATTTTGGTGGCGCAACATCATTCAATTATCTCTACAGTATTCAGACATCGGAATCCGACCCAGGAAATACTTACTTGAAATTGGATTCTGGAATAGCTACATCAGGAAAATTATTCATAAGTGATCGCGATAAATCAACTGCAAATATTTCATTATTTTTAGATACAATCGATGATTCAGATTCATCTGTAAAAGGTCACTTTAGAATAGCAAAGAAAAATGATGACACTTCCTTTGTTCTTTATTCTTTCGTAGCAGTAACAAAAAATGGTAATTGGTACACGCTAAATTGCGGTAATGTCGCTGGAAACAATACTAACAATTTTGTTGGTGACGATGATGTTATCATAACTTTTAGCAGAACAGGCGATAAAGGCTCACAGGGATCTGCTGGCGCTCAGGGTGCTCAAGGTGCAACAGGTGCTGCTGGCGCTCAGGGTGCTGCGGGGTCACCAGGTCCAATTGGTGGATCAAACACACAAATTCTGTTCAATGATGGAGGAACTGCAAATGGTAACAGTAGTTTCACATTCAATAAATCTACTGGTGTCATAACACTTCCCGAAGGTGTTACATTTGTTCCTGGTGTTACATTTGTTCCTTTTACTTCTGGGTCATCTGAATGGACTGCAGGATCTGGTGGGTATGTTTCATTAGCTGATTATAATGCAAATAATTACATTTGGGTTGATAGTGTCGGTGCGCACATTGCAACCAATTGGCAACTAGCTGCCAAAGAGTGGACATTTACTGAAAATGGCGATCTTCAATTACCAGGAAATCTTACAACTTCGACAGCATGCAGCGCAATCAACTTTGTCACAAATAGCTCTGGCGACGGCAGTGGATATTCAACAATTGAACTAAGACCAGATTCATCTGTCCCAATTAGTGATCAGTACGTCATTATTGATCCTACAGCAGTAAATCATATTCATATTCGTGCTGGTGGAACACAAGATAATTCTAATGCGCAGTTATATCTTGGTGGCGAAAATAGTCACTTCTCGGTCGCTGATGGCGAAAATCCACCTGTGTATGTTACATCAAATAACAATACTTGGACGTTTGATAATGATAATCGCAATCTGTATGTTCCTGGTCCTATAAACTTCCAACAAAATGCTACTATTCCACTCGGTGCACCGACGGCAAATGGTGCAAATGATCGTATTACCATTTGGGATTTCCAAGGTGCAGGATCTGGTTATAATTATGCAATCGGCGCAGAAGGGAATCACATTTGGTTCACCATGGATGTGAATAACGGAACTGGTGGATTTAAGTTTTATAGTCGTGACGATAAAATCTTTAAGATTCGCGATGATGGTATTCTCGAGAACAACGTATTGACATATTCTGCTCTCCCATCTGCTACAACGATTGGTCTTCGTGCGTTCATTAATGACGCAAACACTGTGGCATTAGGAAACTTTGGTGTTGTTATAAGTGGTGGAGGGGCAAACAATGTTCCAGTATTCAGTGATGGTACAGATTGGCGCATTGGATAATATTCTTTTATGATTGAACAAAAAGATAGACTGGCTGAAATTTTCGACATTGAGCCTATAGAACATAAGCCAATTATCGACGTAAAACCAAATCCGATTCAACGTATTGACGATGATGTTGAGTCGGATTATGAATACACACGTTCAAATTTGTATGATCTGATCGATCAGGGT